CCACGGGCCTCAAGAAATACGTCGGCGATCACCCCGACGATCCCGAGGGCGTGCTGGTCCGCTACGAACAGAGCGGCAAGCACATCCAGAAGCACATCGACCTCAACAAGATTCAGCAAAATCACGTCAACACTGGCCGCATGGGCGATATGGAGCGGGTCGCGTCAATCCCCATCGGCGTCATGTATGAGTGGAAGGTCAAGCACAACGTCGACGCCTGGAAATACTCGTCCTGCGAGGAAACCCGCAAGCGCGTCAACGCCCTGCTGAACTCCTCGGACTACCGATACCTCAAAACCCGCGACATCATCATCTGAAAGGCCGCTAAATGCACGCCAACGCAAGTAAATGCATCAACCTTGGCGCTGTCCAGACGCTTACTGCGCAGGCGGCCGGAACGGTGGTCAGCCCGACGATCGACATGCAGCAATCCAAGGGCTGCTTGCTGTTCATCAACGTTACGTCGGTCACGGGCTCTCTGACAGTCACCTTGCAGGGCGTGGGGCCAACCGGCACCGCATACACCATCCTCGCGTCGGCGGCCATTTCGGCGACCGGGCAGACGGTGCTCCGCGTCTATCCTGGCCTTACGGCGTCGGCCAATGTGGCCGCGAATGACGTAACGCCGATCACCGCGCAGATTTCCAGCGTGGTCGCTACCGGCCCTGTCACCGCAACGATTTCGATGCAGCTCATCTACTAATGGCGATCTCGCTTAACGTATCGACGCCGGGCGCAATTCCGGACCTCGATACTTTGATCTCGACGGCGCAGGACTGGCTCGACCGGGACGACATTGCGGACAAGATTCCGACCTTCGTCCAGATGGGCGAGGCGATGTTCAACCGCGAACTTCGCACGCCCGAAATGGAGCGCACTGTCACCGGGGAAGCATCGGGCGAAGATACCACGCTTCCCGACGATTTCCAGGCGATGCGCTCGATCTATGTCGAGGGCAGTCCCGATACGGCATTGAAGGGCATGTCGCCCTCGGCATTGCGGCAGGAGTTCGACGGCACGACCGGAACGCCGGTTGCTTATGCACTCGTTGCTGGCGGAATCAGGCTCGCACCGCCGCCCGCGTCGCCCATTCTGCTGACGATGGACTATTTCGGGCAGATCGAGCCGCTGAGCGTGTTTTCACCCTCGAATTGGCTGCTAGAGAACCATCCCGACGCCTACCTTTACGCGACGCTGTTCAACGCGGAAGCCTTTCTCGACAATTCGACCCGCGCGGCTCAGTGGAAGAGCCTTCTGGACAGCGTTGTGGATCGCATCAACAAGACCGCGCGCAACAACCGTTATGGCGCGGGGCCGCTGGTTCCGAACACGATCACGCAGGTTTGGGCAGCGCGCAGCTAATGCCCGCCAAGTCCTATCCTCTTCCCGAATGGCTCCCCGATCTTTCCGGCCAAGTCTTGACGCGCGCTGTCAACGTCAGGGCAATCGAGAACGGATATACTCCAGTCAAGGCCCCGCAGGCGGTCACGACGGCACTGAATTACCCGATTACCGGCGGAGCGGCATTTGTCGATTCGACCGGAGCTTCAACTCTGTTCGCAACCACCGCGTTCGGATGGTGGTATTACACAGGCTCCGCATGGACCGGAACGCTCGACATCACGTCCAACCAGCAGAACCGCTTCTGCCAGTTCGGCGATGTGGTGATGATCGCATCGGGCGAAAACCCTGTCCGTGCATTCGACCTGCTCGTTCCAGGTTCCGTCGTTCCGACCGACGCGCCGACGCTGATCGACGTGGCCGGCGTCCGCGATTTCGTCATGGGCATTACCACGGACAACGCCGTTCAGTGGTCGCAGTTCAACGATGCTATGGTTTGGACGACCGGAGTTAACCAGGCGGACAAGCAGCCGATCCTGTCGGGCAAAGGCGTTCGATTGATCGGCGGCGAATATGGCATTCTCATCAAGGACAATGGGGTTGTCCGGATCACCTACGTCGGGGTCGAAGGCGGTCTCGACATCATCTTCCAGTTCGACGAGATTTCGGCAGAGGTCGGGTGCATGGCCTCTGGTTCGGTCTGCAACGTCGGGCGGCTGATCTTCTTCCTATCCGAGCGCGGGTTCATGATGTGCGACGGGCAGGAAGTCACCCCGATCGCGGACGAGAAGTTCAACCGCTGGTTCTTCGACACATATTCAAGGGCCGAGATTGCCAACATCTGGGCAGCGATCGACCCGCGCAACTCCTGTGTCCTTTGGGCCATGCCGGGAACGCCGGGCAAGATCATCTGCTACAACTGGGTGCTGAAGAAGGCCACTACGTTCGAGCTCGACGTGCAGGGGCTGTTTACCGGCTACACGTCGGGCACCAACCTTGACGCTCTGGGCAATATTGACGCGCTGACCGTCAGCCTCGACGATCCGTCATTGCAGGGCGGCAATCCTATTCTTCTGGTGGCGGACAGCACGAACAAGCTCAACGCGCTCACCGGGGACAATCTCGAAGCAACATTCAGGCTTGAGAACATCGAGCCGACGCCCGGCAGACGCTCAAGGGTGCGCGAGATCAGGCTGGTTACGGACTCAAATGACGCCACGGCAACGCTGGACGCACGGATGCGCGTTGGCGACGCTGAGAACGTCAGGGCCGCCTCCTCGATGCGCTCGAACGGCAAGCTGCCGATCCGCGCCAACGGGCGATACAATACGCTGGAAGTCACGATTCCTGCGAGCACCGACTGGACGTTCATCCAGGGCTGCGAGCTTGAGTTCGAGGCCGGTGACGCACGATGACCGCGCTTCGCGTCTCGCATCTGTCGGACGAACGGCAGAAGGCGAAGGCGATCAACACGGCGCTGCGAAAGACTGACGCATTCGACGTAAGCGCGGACCAGCTTACGCAAATCTGCGACCGGCCTCTATCGGTCACGGGCGCTTACCAGATTGCCGAAATACAGGTGGTCGGGGCGCAACAGGCTGCGATCGCCAACGACGCGTCGGGAGCTGTCAACCAGGCGACCGTGAACGCTATTCTCGCCGCGCTGCGAGCGCATGGGCTGATCGCAACCTAGGTGAAAATCGGGGCCGTCGCCGATCCACTCAACTGGGATCGGTGGCCGGAAGCCGAAGCATTGCTCGAGCCGGCACGCGCAAGGGGCGACTTCGCCACCTGCCTTGAGCCCGACGAAGCGCTCTATGTGGTGCTCGACGGGGATGAATTGCTGGCCGCTGCAACGGCGTGGCTCAGCACTGACCGACATGTCGAAGTGAAGCTGCTTGGCGGACGCAAATGCCGCCGCTGGCTCAAGGAATTGGACGAAAGAATTGGGGCCGACGCGCGGGTTGCGGGGGCAACACGGATGATCGGCATCGGGCGCGCTGAATGGAGCAGAATCTTGCAGCGCAATGGGTGGGTCAAATGTCAGCCGGTTGAGGACCACTGGCTGTTCGAGAGGGAATTGGGGCCGGAAAAAGACTAGGAAAACTGCGATCGTTCTGCTAATGTTCCGTCATGCAGAACCTCGTCGAGGAATGGCGCGATATTCGCGGTTGGGAAGGGCTGTACCAGGTTAGCAATTTGGGCCGCGTGCGCTCTTTGCCGCGAACCCACACGCGCTACCACCCAACGCTCCAGATGGATTCAGTATTTCACTCCAAAGGCCGCGTGTTGCGCCCCGGGAGGAAAGATAGCGGCTACCTGATCGTCGTGCTCTCCGACATGACGAACGGGCGTCAACGGGTCGCCCGAGTGCATCGTCTGGTGTGCGAAGCATTTAACGGGCCGTCGCCTAGCGACGATCACGAAGTCGCCCACAACGACAATACTAGAGACAACAACGTTGCCACCAACCTGCGGTGGGCGACGCACTACGACAACGTTCAAGACAGCGTGAATGCGCGGCGGGAGGCGAACGGCCCCCGCTAAGGGGGTGTAACATCGGCAAGAAAACGAGCAAAACCACGAGCACGAGCGCGCCGCCGACGTGGGCGGTCCCGCTCATCCAGGGCGGCGCGAACGACCTGCTCAACACCTACCAGAGCAATCAGCCGCAGCTCCAGAACATC